GTTTCGTCTACTGGCCACATTCCGATTTCGACACATGGGTTAACTATCAATTCTGTTGAATCGGCCCAAACAAATCCCGGTTCACCAAAATCCTTAACGGACTGCATAAGTTCCGAGAATTGTTTTTTTGTTGTCTGGTCTCTAAGTAGCATTGCTGAGTTATTTGATCTGCCACGTTGTGGGTTCTCTATAAACCAGTTGCCAGTTTTAGCTTTAGCCATCGATTCGTCGTCCGGGCTAAATACACAAATCGTGGCACTTCTCCGGACGCCTCCACTAATCACTGCATCTGCTGCGTGCATCACGATATCATACGCCTCGATGGGCTTGAGGTGGCCGTCTCCCGACTTCATTGCGCGATCTAAAACCTTCTTGATTTGAGATAAAGCGTTTTTGAGAGGTTCTGGACCCGGAGCCTTGCCGCCGCTAGATTTGAGTGGAGATCCGGCGGGTCGAATTTCAGAGAAATCAAAGTTGATGCCTTTGCCTTTGTACTCTGTGAACAGCGCCTTTTGCTCGAAATAGCTAGATACCAAGACGCCCACTGCGTCGGACCAACCTTCGATAGAATCTGAGATCAGAAATTTTTTAGAGCCGGTTTTGCTTTTAATTAGCTTAGGCAATTTCGCAACGTGGTGTGTCTGCACCGAGAAACCTGTGCCACAACCACACAGTAGTAGATACATACACTCTTGAAAAAATCTCAAGCGATCACAAAAGGAGGTGATACAGTTATAGATTCTAGCGTTGTGTTTGAAGATGGGAGCGCCTCCGAATTGAAGCGCTCTTTGGCTTCCCAGAACTTTCTTTTTGAGCATCTGTTCATATGCCCACTCGATTTCTTCCGCAAGTTCTGGCTTGTGTTTACCGTCTTCATCCTCTTGGTAGACATATTTGTCAAGCATCATCTGCTTAACACGATTAACGGCTTCTGCCCAAGTCTCTCTTCTCTTTTTTTCCGGTATCCATCTTGCATATTTTGAAACAAAGGTGTAGTTCATTAGGGACTTTAGTGACATATTTTCCTGTGTTCCTGTCTTAGGTCAATGATTAAAGGAGTATTTATTGTTTATTTGTTTATGACGACTGTAATGTCTTTAGTTTTCAGTCGGATTGTGGTGGTGTCGTCTTCCTGTTGTATATCAACATTATCTATTATAGCCTTAACTTTGTCAACATGTTCTTGGTTAATTCCGAAACTTGACATAATATTTCTGACAATCGAGTCGGTGAGTCCCCCATACAACTTCTCTTGATCGCCAGCGTTCGTGTTATCCATTCTTCTTCTCCATTCTGTCGATAAGCGTATCGAACTTTTCATTCAGTTTGTCGTTGATGGCCAACTTACAGTCCACCACACTTTCTTCCAAAGAGTCTATTTTGCTTTCTATTTTGCTTTCTAGATTGATGACTTTATCTTCGATGGATGTCATCCTTCTGTTTAAAGAATCGTTCACCTTCTCCTCCAGTAAAATAATTTGCTTCCCATGATTAATGATGGTGAACAGCACCCATCCAATAATTGGTATGACAACCAGCTCCGCTACGAAGCCGACTAAGTTCCAAGTGTCGGACATGTCTTTACCTTTCCGTTGTTGTGGATGCGAAATAAAAAGAGGGAAGGGGAGAGAACTCCCCTCCCCCCATTATGGGTAGCGGATACTATATTACATACCGGTAATCGGTTTGTAATCGAAGAAGTCTCCACCCGAAGCAACGGTAAGGGTAACAAAGTCAACCTTCATAACCAACTCGCCCGGAACTGAGCGTGTTGGGTTGGCGGCACTGTCGCTTCTGCTAGCAGTAGCTCCAGCCACCGGATTCCACATGTTGGTACTGGTGAGTGTACCCGGATTAGCGTGCGCATGACCGTTTGACGACAAGAACAGGTTTGCAGAACGTTTTCCGAGCTTGGTGTCACTGTTCAGAGGATAGCCGGTACGCGAGTAACGGTTTCTTCTCATGAGTTCAGTAGTCTTAGCACCAAAATCGTGCTCAAACTGATGAATGGCGTTAAGATCGTTGCCCTGACCAGTGATCAAGATATTGGTCTTAGAAACGCCGGAAAGAGTAGCACTACTTGCAGCGATAACGTACTTACCAGCAGCCTCATAGGCAAACGTACCAGCCGACAGAGCTTTAGTCTGAGTGCTAATCTTGCTTGCGCTAGTATTGTCTCGCGGCAGTGTGCCGTCATCCCATGCGGCGGCATTATCTTTTAGAGCCAACGCTTTGGTGATAGCGGTTCCCGTACTTGTGTTACCAAGAACAGTACCGCCCTCATTGGTATCTACGAAAGCACCACCAGTGGTGTTTTTCAAATAGGCTGCATCATTTGCAGGAACTGGCATAATGGATCTCCTTTGGAATTAAAAAATAAAGGTAAATAAAAAGTTAAATATCATCCAAATTATCCAAAGAAGATCCAAGTCCAGCTACAACATATACACAAATCAGACTGTTTGTGTGTTGCTTTTTTTGCAGATTTTTATAGCCTTTTTGAGCCTGCGTCTGGCTGTTTCTCGGCTATACCCATTTGCCTTGGCAATTTCTACCATTGTCATGTTGCCCAGAAATCTCTGTTTGAGAATATCTGACACGTCGTCAGGCAGTCCAACCAAAATATCGGTAAATTCTCGCTTTACCGTTCTAGCATGGGAACTCGCTAGATCTAGCTGGAAGTTATCCAGATAAACCATTTGTTTTCTTTTCTTTAGCTCGTTTTTGAAGGCAAAAGAAAGCTGTTGGTAGAGATAGGAAGTGAATTTTGCCCCTCTCTCCGGGTCATATTTGTCCCTGCATTTCCATAGGGTCAACAGTTTGATCGACTCTATTTCGTCCGCATCTATAGATCTGCTATACTTGTTGGATACGGAGTTCATTATGTTTACTATGTTAGTGTCCTGTAGTAGTTCTTCAATCTTTTTATCCATCGTTACCTCTTAGAATAATTCCACCAATTGTTTGTTTACGTTTCATTAGTTTGCCCAGACCTTCTAGATAAGTTCTATCCATCTGATCTGAAACAATATATTCAACCTCGCCCGTTGGCGATACCAACATAGACCAGTGTTTATTGGTCTTTAGTTGTTCTTTAACTAGATCTACTGTAGCTTTTGTTTGTTCGTCAGCGAGAACCTCCATTTCTGAGTACGCACATAGTTCCTTCTCTATTCCTGCTCTAACGTCCTTGATATCGAACATCCTTCCCACACCTATGAAGAAAGAGTAGCGGCCCATGATTCTTAACGCCTCAACGCCCGCCGTCTTTTCTATTGTGTCTGCAATCTGATTAGTTATGTCAAAGTTAGCATGGCCGATCCAACAATCCCATCTGTCAGACGGCTTCATGTGAGACTCTTCTGGGTAGGGTCCAAGCGGCGTGTAAACCACCTTCTGCGGTTGCAAAAAGAACTCTGGTGGGAGTTCCATAGGTGTTTCCATGTCTGTAAATGGCATTTCCTCTTCATTTAGGTCGGGAGGAAATGTGTCAATAAGCGGTATCACGAAGTCTTCGATCTTGGCGTTCCAGCTTTCCCAAGCTATTTGTTTAGGTTTAGACATGGAAACCTCCGTTCGGATTATAGTTTTAATACGTTGCGGGGAGAAACCGCGATGTCGTCTCCGGAATCCTCTTTTATATCGCTGAGCAAAATGCGGTTTTTAACACCCTTCAGTATCTCTGTGAACTCCTCTTCTCTGCCCTTTAATACACATTGGTCCTTTAGGTGGACTAGTATTTGATCTATTAATTCATCGTATCCTAGTGAGTAAAATATGGACGACATGGCATCTACACCACCGTCGTCTTCTGTCCAGTCGCAAGAAAATATAAACTCTCCGTCTTTGGAAAATCCTACCGACAAATGACCTAGTAGTTCTTCCTCTACGGGATCAGAAGGTTCTGGATCTTGATGATAAAATGCTTTCATAAAATGGCTCTATTTCTATTTTCTTTTCTCTGATTGTTTGGGAGGAGTAAAATTCGCCGTCTTTAAGAGAACCTAAGACCTGTGGCATGTGTGCAAGGTAGGCGATTTCCAGTTCTCCTCGTTGTATCTCTCTTATATCCCCCAGCTCCTTGTGCATCCAGTCAAAGTCAACGAGAAAATGCTTGCTAAAGATGGAAGACAGGGTATCTTCTAGACATTTTGCACCGATATATCCAGAGGGGAATTTGTAGTCCTCGTTTAAAAAAACGGTAAAGTATTCTGGATGGTTAAACGGTAGATCTTTGCGATATTGGGCAATGACCAGAGTAAACTTAACCTTCATCCTTTTCAGACTCCTCGGGTTCCTGTGCATCACGAAGCTGTCTTCGGATTAGTGTTAGGGTATCAATTTGACCAGATACCGACGAGTATTTCTGCATTAGTGATAAAAATCTATCCAAGGCTCCTTCGTTACTGGAGTTCTGTAGGCAAGCATTGATTTCAAAGGCGTACTCGTCTAGTCTCGCTTTCAGGACGCTTTCAGCCGCCTTGATTATGTCCATCTTTTACTCCTTATCTTTTGGGTTTGTGTATATAAAATGAGCCTGCTATAGTGGTATTATAACAGGCTCTTTGGGAAAAGTCAAGCAAATTATTTCAAACACCAAGCGAATGCCATAAATGCTTTGTTTAGTTTCCGTTTCTCGTCTTCCATAATCGCATGGTTTTCTTTGCCTAAGATAGAAACCATGACATCCTCAGTGGTCGTAGCTAGCATAGCGTATTTTCCCTTTAGAGAATCTTGAAACACCTCCTTGGCTGCAAGCACATAGGCATCATTAATTTGCTGGGCGCTAGCTTCGTACTGAACAACCCTATCCGCAAACACTTTGTTAAAAACACACAGGGAAATTCTGTCCTTGGGTTCAGAAATAGATTGGGCGGTCTCAGACCAAACTGAAATTAGTTCGTCTGAGGGCTTTTCTATCTCTAGAGTTGCTACAGGATTGGCATCGGGGAACTCGGGGATTAGATCAGGGATTTTATCCCAGAATAACCCCAATACCAGCAGTGTAACACCAAGAAACAGTCTTAAACGGTCGCTCATTGCTTTACTCCGTCACCACCTCCCCCTTCCGGGGTCGGCACAGGGTTAACATTCCTTTCATTTACCAACACAAGAAATACTTCTCGCATCTTTGCCTGAGCATCGCATAGGCCGTACTCTACACAGGCGTTATTTAAGACTTCCCACTTATGTACAATCGACGTAACACTGTCTACATCTTCAGAAAATCTTAGCTTCTTTTTCGGTTCTCCAGTTTTACCTAGACCTCCGAAGAGATTTCTTATGGAAGGTAAAATCAGAAGAAGCCCTAAAGCGGTAACAACCCATTGGAATGGGGTTAGCGATTTTAAAAGCTCGCTCATGTCAAAACTCCACTTGGACTATTCGGTTGGACGAACACTATCACCGATAACCCAAGCTACCACGATAGTAACAACACCCACGATCTGCTCCACATCTAGTTCGATTCCGAGAAGCTCGGACGAACAGATACCAGCGAGACCAACAGCAGAAACCCAAAAACGCCGTGACGACAGAAGGGATTTAACTTTTTGAACTAACATTTCATATCTCCTATAAAAATTTGAATTTAGAGATGACCATCTCTGTACTACTTTATCTTCACGTATTTCCAACACATCGCAAATTTAAGATCCTTCTCGTTAAAAATGGCGTCGTCCTGTCGCTAGACTTCTTACTACCAACCGTCACTTTTACACACGAACACTTACCGTAGGTTGGAA